CGTTTCAGAGCCATTCAAAGCCACAGGAAGGCTAAAAACTATCAATAGTAGTAGCTTTACCTTCCCTAACCACTTTCGGGCGCTCACGGTCGTTCGTCCTATTCGCCCTCTTTGGCACGATTTGGCCGCAGCTTTGGCAATATTCACAACCTGGCACCCAGCTGGTAAGCCATGGTTCAGCGCAGCAATCAGTCGCTTTCATAATAGCTGCGCCACACGTGCTTTAGCTCGTCCAGGGCTTCATAGTAGCGGTCGCTAAACTTGGTTTCATTCCGTAGCAACACAGTAACCAGGCTGTAGAACTCTCTGTCGATTTTACTCATGCTCATAGATCCTCCGTTTCCAATTCTGGGTGGCAGCGTTTACAGAACCACACTCGCATTAATGATCCGCCATACAAACCTACTCCTTCATGGGCGATCATACGATAATGCAGAGGCGATGCACATTCTTCACAGTGTTTTGTTGTGCTCTTGCCGATATAACTCAACCTATCACGTCCAGCCTGAAACCGTTCTCTTCAACCTTGAGCTGCATAACCCAGCGGCTTATCCCCTTTGGCCCCTCTAACACAACCTTCTCTTTTATGAAGTAGGTATGTAGCTCGCGGGCAGCGTTGCATATTGTGTTCCATGTTGCCTCACCTGGCTTAATTTCCGATGAGGAGGATTTGAGGATGTTAATCTCGAATGAGAGCTTGGAACCGTATTCGGTATCGATCTCGTCCGTGGCAAAATCCACGATATTGAATTCTAGCGTATCGCCTACAACTAATTTATTTGTTGCGAGGTAACGCTTGCTCGGCCCGAAGGTTAGTCCAATTGTATCACCCATGCGAGGACATGTGGGAACCCCGATATAATAGGTGCGCTATCCTACGCGGGTATAAACTAAACTATATGTAGAAGTAAAGGAAGGGTCACGGGTGGCACGACGCGGCAAGCTCCCCAAATGGGCTATCAAACAGGCTGGCGGAATTAATAAGAAAGCCTGGAGACTGGCACGTCGCGGACGGGGGCGAACCACTACACCCAAGCGCCGAGCCACACGCAATAATCCAAGGAGATCCATGGCCCGAAGAAAAATGATAACTCCGCACCCGAGTATAACTGGTATGGCTGCAGGCTTTAGCCTGATTGATGATCTGAACAAGGGCGGCGTTGTCGATCAAGTGCTTGCTGGCAAGTATGGCGGGGCGCTAAACACCCTATCGTTTAACAGCCAGGCACTTATTAAAACCGATATCGGACGTAAAGCATTAGTCCAGGCTGTCGGTATTGCTGCGATTGGCGCATGGGCAAGGAAAGCCTTACCTGCAACAAAAATTGGAGGGAGTAAGTTCTACTTCAAAATCTAAAAATGAGCGGACTACAAACCAGGACATACACGCTAGCCGCAGCCTCCCTGACTGCAGGGACATTTGCTGCAATAACGGGCCTATTGGGCGCCTCACAGAGCACGACAAATCCGGAGGGCATGACTAAAGTTGTCCGTATTTCGATGAGCTGCTCCCCGGATCACACAAGCGCCACAGATGGTGTTTCCGTGTTCGCCTTCAAAGGTGACGGGGTTAGTGTCCAGCAAATCATGGCGGGCCCGAGCTGGAGTAACCAGGCAGCCGGACCACTGGACGGCAACAACGGCCAGCCAGTAGTTATGGAGTCCTCAACCGGACTCTTTGACATTATACCTGGTAATCAGATCGACTTTTCAGTCAGTGCAACCACGGCCGAAACTGTAGACGTAGCAGTAAGCATAACTTACGCACCGTAGACATGCCCAATGGCGGCGGCGGCGGGATAGTCGGAGTCGGTAACAGCTTTACCGGGACAGCGCAAACGCTAGAATTGGTTGGGGACCATCTGTATAGTTACTCTGGGCCCGTTGCCACTGATAATACAGAAACAACGTTTATAGAAGCGACCTCCGGCAACTATTATTTAGTCGGTATATGGCAACCGCAAATGTTTGAAGCTACCGGTGACGACTATATTTTTAAATTATATCTTAACGGTAGCCTGGCGCAGGTTACGATGACCCCAGGTGTCCCAAATGTTTCAGGAACTACCCCTCTACAAATTAACCTTATCATCCCATCTTATACAGAGGTTAAGATTACAGGCCAGAGGATAACCGGTTCCGGGACGGCCGATAACGGAGCATTAATCGTCGGCAGGATTTACCGGGGCTAGCCTGATCATGGCTGACCACCCGTGGGCTGATAAGGACTGGGAATCTCTAATATTTAGAATAGTTGTTATCCTGGTTACTGGCTTCTGCTACGCAGATGGGCGGATATAATGCCAGAGGAAATTAAGATTAAGCAGTCTATTATAGAGCGTGATGATCTAGCCGATCTGTTAGGATTAATTCCCACCTGGATAATTAGCGCGGTGGTATGGTTTGCATTTACTAAATTGGTATTGGATCGGTTATCGCCAAAGAAGCCAGGCACTGAAATTAATTTAGCAATAATAGCTGGGGATTTTTTGCCTGACTGGATAACTGATAGCCCAGCAGATTTACCGCCTGGCGTAAAAATTGCAGCTCTAATCGATGTGACCTTGGCTGCGTTAGAGATAGGGCTTCCCGATCCTAAAGAATTATTGGTTGGACAACCACTAACAGCCGGAACAGGTGCAGCTCTTTGGGAAAAGGTTTGGATCCCGTTCTGGCTTATCGTTTCGGGTGGTGGTAAATTTGGCAAGTAAAGCTAATTGGAAAACGTTAGCAGGGCTCGCCCTGGCTGCGGCGACCTGGCGTTCTATTTCAGAGGATTTGCCGATTCATGATCTAATACCACCAGCTCAACCCCCTGGAGCGACCCCGCCTCCGGAATTACCTGGTCCCGGCACCGAATGTCCAACGGGTTTTTATCGTAAATTAATTGAGGGTCAGTGGCGCTGCTGGCCGAAGCCAAGCCCCCGTTGCGGGTCGGGTGAATCGCCAAAATGGGACGCTGCTGCCAAGGTCTGGCGCTGCGTTCCGAAGGGATTATTATGAGCCAGGAAATATTATTTTTATTGTTCATGACTTGCGAACTCATCGCGATCATGGCACTTTACACGTTTTGGATCATCCCCAGAGTAGCCTTGAAAACCAATAATTTATTCGAGGAGCGGATGTTGGATAAGAGTTGGGATATCCCGGCGATGCTGGAGGATTACACAGAGCACCTGGCTGTAGTTTTTTCTGAAATTATAAAAAAATTGGTGCCTGAAGTGCTGGGTGGCTATATGAGCGGCGGAATTAAACAACTGAAAACCGATCCGGACAACGCACTTATGATGGCTTCCGCCGAATTTATGGAGAGCTTACCTTTTCCGGCTCAACTCGTGGCAAATAAATTTTTACCGAAGTTGCAGCAGGCCCTGGACAATACAACCAATGCACCCGAAAAGCCGGCCGAAGTGGTGGCAACGTATAATCCGGGCCTAGACAAGCGCTGATAAAGCCGTTTCAGAGCCATTCAAAGCCACAGGAAGGCTAAAAACTATCAATAGTAGTAGCTTTACCTTCCCTAACCACTTTCGGGCGCTCACGGTCGTTCGTCCTATTCGCCCTCTTTGGCACGATTTGGCCGCAGCTTTGGCAATATT